CGCCGCCTGATGGTGGTACGGCGTGTCCAGCCAGCCGCGCGCGGCCGCGACAACGCGAGGGCCGATGTCGTGCATCACAATCGCAGCTCCACAATCGGAATGTTCGGGATGTCGCCGTGGCTGAACATCTCAAGGTTCACCGCCAGCCGGCCGGTGTCGAACCGCGCGGGCACGTCGAATTCAAAACCCGCGGTGATCTCCACGCCGTTTCCCGGCGCGCTGGTGAAGGTCACGATGCCGGTGGTTGTGTCCACCGTAAAATCCGAACCCGGCGTCTGCTCGGCCCCGTCCAGCGCGACCAGGACCGTATCGGCCACCGGCTTCTTGATCTCGCGCGTCCACGGCGCGAAGCTGGCCCCGTAGACCTTGACGAGCTGAAAGGTGAAGCCCGCGCCGTCACCCGTGCCGATCACCTGATCGGCGGCCGAGACCGCCTCCAGCGGCGCGCAGGACTTGTAATCGCTCCAGTCTTTCCAGCGGAAGCCGTGAAGCTGGCCGCGCCGCTCCTCGAAAAACGCGATCACCGCGTGCAGATCGTCGGTGCCGCGCACGCCGTAGCCCGCATCGTAGCGACGCCGGCTGTCGGCCCAGCGCTGGTTGCGCTCTTCAAAGCCGGAGCCAAGCGTGACGATTTCGGTGCGCCGCTCCGGCCCGCCCGACGCGCCGCGCGAGATGCCGGCGGGGAAGCGCACTTCATGAAATGCCATGGGTTATGTCCGTTCGTTCGCGCCGGGCACCCCAGCGCGGCCTCTGCCGCGCTGTAAGGCCGACCGGCCGTCGCGCTTAGCGCGTAACCGGCGGACGGATGTCCGCCGAACCGCAAAAGAGCCATCACAAATTCCGCTGCCCGCGCGAGGCCGCGCGCGCGATCTGCGCGCCGATCTCGCCGCGATTGCGCCGGAAGCCCTCGACATCGGGCGTGGAGATGTTGACGGTCACGCTGAGCGCGTCCGTTCCGCCACCGGCACGCACGCCGAGACGGCCATCACGACCGCGCGCCAGCGGCAAAATCGCCTCCGGACCCGCCTCCCCGGCCACGCCGGTGCGCCCGCCGCGCAAGGGAAATGCGACCGGAGCGCTCACGACGCCGCCATCGGCGAAAGGCACCGGCATGGCCTGTTGCAACACGCCGCCCCTGGCAAATGGCAACACGCCGCCCGTAAGCCCGCCGAACAACCCGCCCACGGCGCTCTCAATCGGCGCGAACGCCGAGCGCAACGCAAGCCGCGAGAGATCGAGCGCAAGGTTCTGCAGCACGCTGCGCAGGCCCTCGCCGTCCAGCGCCACGGCTTCGAGCGAGCGGCTCATCCGCCCGGCAAAGCGCTCGCCCAGGCTTTCCAGGTCCTTGAGGCGCGCACGCGCATCATCCGTGCGCGCCGACACCTCGATCGCAATATCGGCAACTGTCTCAGCCATGTGATCCTCTGTCAGGGAAGCGCGCCATGAGTACGTCGAGGCTAGAGCGGCTCATGGGTGCGCTGCCTGCGCCACCCGTCAGCCCGGAGACCGCATGGCCAAATTCCACCGGGGTCATCGCCCAGAACTCGCGCGGCGGCAGGCGCAAGACGCCCAGCCCGATCGCCATCGCCTCGGCCCACGGGAACGGGCGCGGCCTATCGCTCACTGGGCGCGCCGAAGGTTGCGTTCAACAGCCGGGCGACAATGTCGACGAAGCCAGCCGCACCGCCCGGCGCGGGCAGCTTCGCCACTTCGTCCTCGCTTACCTCGTGGCCCGCACCGCGCAAGCCGGCGCATATGATCTTGTGCGCGTCACCCGCGCTGATTCGGCCCGTCTGGAACCGCTCGGCTAGCGCCAGCATGTCGCTCTCGCCGAACGCGTGCTCCAGTTCCGCCAGCGCGCCCAGCGTCAGGCAAAGCGTGTAGGGCACGCCGCCGAGCACCGCTTCGATCTCGCCGCGATGGGGATTGACCATGACTTACGCTCCCGTGAAGCTGAGTTGGCCCGCCGATTCCAGCGCCAGGTCGAACGTCATCTCGCCGTCGTGCTGGCCAGCATATTCCAGCGTGGTGACCTGAAACGGTCCCTCGACGGTGCCGAAATCCGGCACGATCACCTGCCAGTACCGCTGCACGCCATCGAAAAAGTAGCCACGCACCGTCTCGTCGGACTGTGCGTCCTTGAACACGCCGTTGCCCGAGATGCGCGCGGTCTTGATGCCTGCCCCGGCGAGCAGTTCGCGCCACTCGCCTGCGGATTCGGTGTTGGTGATGTCGACAGTCGCGGCGTTGAAGGCGAGCGTGCGTGCGCGCAAGCCCGCGACGGTGATAAAATTCCCACCGCCGTCGCTGTCGACCTTCAAAAGCAGATCCTTGCCCTTCTGGGCGCTCATGGGTGTCTCCTTTACTGGATCAAGCGAGTTCGGTGACGGCGCGGAAGCGCGCCACCCCGTGATAGGTCTCGCCGTCGTCGTCGCGACGCACCTCGAAGGACTGGCAGCGCAGGTTGACGAGCTGCGCGCCGTTCAAACTCAGCGCCGCATCGTGCAGGACCGCGCGCACCGCGTCGATCACCTCATAGGCCTGGCGCTTGCCCGCGTAGCGCGACCAGACATGCACATCGAGGCGGTGCTCCAGCCCAGGCTCCGTGCCAGTGCTCCAGTCGCTGACGGAAGCTGTCCCGAGCGTGATGAACGGGAATGGCATGTCTTGCGGAACATCGTCGAAGATGCGTGCGCCGCCAAGAAGCGCGGCAACAGCGGTATCGTTCGCGAGCGTGGCATACACCTCGCGCTGCAAGGCCCAGCTGCTCATGGGTTTCTCCTGACCTCAGCGGCGGGTGGTGAGGCGCCGGAGCGCCTGCCCGACACGCCGGACGATGCCTGACCTGGCGCGGTCAAGGGCCGGGCGCAGCCACGGCTGCTGAGCACGCGACAGCGAACCGAATTCGCGGAACCAGGCGCGGGGAGCCAGAGACACCACTCGGTAGCTGAGAGCGCGTGGCTCCCGCCGAACCGCAAGCGAATTTGCGAGCGCCCGCGTCCCCGGACCGCCGTCACGCTCAAGCCCTTCGCGGGCCTCCGCCGCCACGTCTTCCGCGCTGGCGCGCAGCGCGTCGTCGATGGCTTCGCTCTCGTCCAACGCGCGCGACAGAGCACGCAAGCCCTTGCCCCGCGATGTCACCGAAACCTTCACAGGTCGCGCTCCTCGCACTCGCATTTCAAGAAGCAGCGGCGGCCGTCCTCATCGAGCACCGTGCGAATGTCGAGCACGCGATCGCCGAAGCGAAAGCGCATGTTCGCCGCGACGTCTTCGCGATGGCGGATGGTGACATCGACCTTGCGGCTACCGGTAAGCCGGTCGGCTTCGACAGCTTCCTTGCCGGACTGGGCCTCGATCATGGCCCAGACCTCTGCCACCGATTCCCAGGTCTCCACCGCGCCGCCCCCGCCATCTTTCGCGCGCGTCGGCCGCTCCAGCACGACACGGCGGCGCAAGGACCCGATCCGCGCGCTCACAGCCGCACCTGCCGATAGGGTTTCAGGAGGTCAGCGACCCCGTGAGGCAGTTCGTCGGGTTTCTCGAAGACAACCGGCTCGCGCTGCTCGTACCAGTGGGCGGCCAGCATCAGAACAGCCTGGCGGATCGGCTGCGGAACCTTGTCCGGCGTCTCGCCATATCCTGCCGTTAGTGCGATTTCGATGCCGTTCGCAGGCCGCCCGGGCCCCGGAAAGACCGTGCCGGGCCTGCGCACCAGGCGCGGACGTAGCGTGGAGAGATCGACGACATAGCTCTCCGGCGAAACAGTCTGGGCCGCATCATTGCCGTCATAGACCCTCACCGCATCGACGCTTTTCAGCGGCCCAAGCGGAATCGACACGCGCCCCTCCTCCGGCCAGCCATCGAGAAACAGCGACCAGCTCTGCATCACCATCGCGATGTCGAGCGCGCCCTCGATATGCAGCCGGGCAGCGAGGATCAGGCTCGCCACCACCGGATCTTCGATCGCGGAGTCGATGCGCAGGTAGTCCTTCGCCTCCGAAACGCTCACCGGCTCAAGCGCCGGCGCGGCTGTCAGCACAAGCGGCATGGTTCACCTTCAATCTTTGAAATCGTGAAGGGCCGCGGCGGGGAGGAGCACCGCGGCCCGACCTGTTGGCGTATGTACCTGATGGGATCGTTCAGACTGCGGTCGATCCGCCTAAGTCGTCATCACCGGGCTTGACCCGGTGATCCATAACCAAAGCACATACAGAGATTGCCGGATCAAGTCCGGCAATGACGTGTCGCACTAGGGGACCCTGATCCCGATACGCCGGGCGCAACGTCTACTTATGAGACGCCGAACTTCAGCAGCTTGATCGCGCCGAAGTCCTGCACCCCGCCGCCAACGCGCTTGGTGGTGTAGAACAGCACGTAGGGCTTCGAGGAGAACGGATCGCGCAGCACGCGAATGCCGATGCGGTCCACCACCAGATAACCGCGCTGGAAGTCGCCAAACGCGATGGCGGTTTCATTGGAGGCGATACCTGGCATGTCCTCGGTCTCGACGACGGGGAAGCCGAGGATCATCGGGCGCGCGCCCGCTTCGCTCGCCGGCTGCCAGATATAGTTGCCGTCGCCGTCCTTGATCTTGCGCACTTCGGCTTGCGTCGAGCGGTTCATCACCCAGTGGGCATTGCCGCGATAGCCGGCGTTGAGCGTGTAAATCAGGTCGAACAGCGCGTGTTCGGGATCGGTGCCGGCGAAAGCACCGTCAGCCCCGGTCGCAACGTAGCCGATATTGCCCCAGCTCCACGACGCATCGGCCACCTGATCGTAATCGAGAAAGCCTTTCGGCTTGTTGGTGCCGTTGCCGGTCACGAACGCGGTGTTCTCCTGCGCGGCGAAGGCGATACGCACTTCCTCGGCGATCCACGCTTCGATATCGACCGCGGAGTCGTCCAGCAGCGTCTGCGAGGCGGCCGGCATCGCGTA